GATTGGGTAGCCGATGGCAAGCCTGTAGTTGTTGAAGATGAGCCAGCCTCAGCCTAAGCAATAGGTTTAAGTAACTAAGTAGCCCCTCCTTTATCGGTGGGGCTTCTTTGCTTAGGAGATCTTTATGTTTGATATGGGAGCAAGTCTTTATGAGAAACCGCCTAGCTATTTTCTATGGCCGACTGAAGGCAGATTTACAGCACTGGTCGATGCAGATTTACTACCTTACCTAGTAGGGTATACAACGGACGAAGAGAAGTACGCCAAAGCACTGCTTAGAATAGAGGAGGGTGAGTACCACTGTATCACTGAGACTCCAGAGTACGAGGACGCAGCAGACCAACTGGATTGGACACTCAACTATTGGGTTAACCAAGCTGGTGCTGACTCTGCTATCTTGTACGTCACAGATTCTCCCGGTAACTTTCGGCTGGGCGTGGCATTCACTAGGCCGTACAAAGGACAACGTAAATCAGAGAAGCCACCTTTCTTCTCAGAGCTTAAGGCTCACTTAATAGACAACCATCATGCTATCGTTGCAACAGACTGCGAAGCAGATGACCTAATGGTGACAGAGCTTAATCAAAGAAACAAAGAACTAGAGCAGCAGGGAGCAGACATAGGTTCAGGTGAACACAAGAAGTTCAGTGACGCCATTGCTATCAGTTCTGATAAGGACATAAGGATAAGCCCCGGATGGCATTACGACCCTACCAAAGATGACAAGGTATGGGTCAACGTACTCGGATGGCTTGAGCCTGTCTACAAGACAAAGGAGGTTATAAATTACGAATACTGGCCACTGTACAACGGTGAACCTATGCATCCTGACACAAAGGGTGAGCCAGATAAGTATTCCAAAGGAAAACAAAAGGGGGAGGTTAGACGCAAGAGGGTTAAGAATGGTGTTACTCTATCTCAGTACGTAAATAAACTGAGAGGAGCTGGACTTAAGTTCTTCTACTCACAACTCTTAGTTGGTGATAGTGCAGACAATTATCCCGGTATCCCCGGAGTAGGCATGACTCGGGCATTTGAGGTTTTAAACTCATGTGAAACCGAGGAAGATATGTATAATGCAGTCCTGCAAGAGTACAACAAAGTATACGGTGAAAGCAGCTTGGCTACTAATCATCGTGGTGGTAGCATCCATCTCACTCCTGAACAATTTATGGTGGAGCAAGGAAGACTTGCGCACATGCGGAAAGAGACAGGAGAGGTGTGGTGCCGAGACATCTACGTACCGCATGGGGAGAGCGAAGAATGGAAAAGCTAACCGTAAAAAGACAGAAAGAAGTCAAAGCAGAACTTCTGAAGGAACAGGCTTACAGATGTGCTATCTGCCAACAAGATTTAAGACGCATCTTGAAGTCGAACATCTGCTTGGATCACGACCATAAGACAGGGATTGTACGTGGAGTGCTTTGCCGAGGGTGTAATGGAGCTGAAGGTAAGATCAAGAACCTTGCTGCCCGCTACAAGAAAGACCTCACCATACTTCATTGGTTGAAGAATCTTGTATCTTACACAGAATCTCACAGGATTCCTCAGACTGAGTTCTTACACAGCACTCATAAGACTGAGGAAGAGAAGCGCGCCCTCCGAAACAAAAGAGCAAGAACTAGGAGGAAAGTTAATGGCAAGAGTACGACTTAGAAAACTGTTTACCAATGAAGAAATCATTGACGCTATTGACAATACGGAGAACTTTGGTGAAGCAGCCAAGTCTCTGTCTGAGTTGAGGGAGACTTCAGTCACAAGGCATATGGTTCGTTATTGGTACAGAACTCTGTATGAGTTCACCAAAGAGAACGGAGAAGCCTACGTTGGTACGACAGTTGCCGATAGGCATATCAGGAATCAGGAGGTAAAGCTACGAAATCCTACACCAGATGACGACAAGGGTCAGTCTACAACTGTAGACAACTCACGTATCATGATCATCCCTGACCAACACGCTCCGTATCAACACAAAGATGCTCTAGCTTTTCTTGCTGATGTTGCTTCAATACTTAAGCCAACTAGGGTAGTAAATCTTGGTGACGAAACAGACGGTCATGCCTTGAGCTTCCATGACAGTGATCCTAACTTGGATGCTGCTGGCCCTGAGCTTGCACAGGCAAGAGAGTTCATGCATGCTTTGGCTCGTATGTTCCCGGTACAGGATGTGTGCCACAGTAATCATGGCTCACTTGTGTATCGTCGTGCATTCAAGACTGGCATCCCTGTTGAGTACATCCGTCCATACCGTGAGGTTCTATTTCCTGATGGTGGCGGAGAAGGATGGGAGTGGAAGGAACAGATTGATGTTACACTACCCAACGGGGACAGGGTTATCTTCCAGCACCAGAGTGCAGGTGACATCCTTAACAATGCAGCTCATGAACGAGCAAATATCGTACAAGGACATGAGCATGGGTACTTCTTTATCCGCTACCGAAGCAGCAGCTCAGCCTTGTATTGGGCTATGGTTTCTGGTTGTCTCATCGACCGCAAGGCTCTTGCTTTTGCTTACGGTAAGAACTTCCCTAACAAACCTGTTATTGGTTGTTCAGCTATCATTGACTCTGAGCCTGTCCTTATCCCTATGCCGATGGATGATAACGGCAGATATACAGGTAATCTTAATGGAGTTTTAAGTTTGATGAAAGGAGGAAAGTCATGAGTGAAGAGAGGAAGCCTGTCAAGTCTGATGGGTCAACAGCCAGTTACTACGAGCTACCTAAAGGTTCCAAGGAACTGCAACATCTCATCTCCCATAAGAACATGAACTCGCAGATCGGAGAAATCTTCCGGGCTTGTTATAGGTACGGTGAGGTAGAACATTCCGAGATGCTTCGTGATGCAAAGAAGATTAAGTTCTATGCCGATGCAGAAATCGAACGTCTGACAAAATGGAGTAAGTGATGAATTGCTTTGAGTTCTTGGGGCTTGCCCCGGACTATAGAAAAGAGGGTAAGATTGTTCAGCTCGTCAAGAACTTGGAGGAAGTCAGCGAGAAGAAAATATCTTACCCTCTGATTGGACAGATCAAGCATGATGGAGTCTTCGGTATGATCATTGCTACCGGGACACACCTTTCTATCTTCGGAAGGACAGGTAAAAGACTATCCAATCTTGAGCGTCTTTGTAAGAAATATAGTCACCTGAAAGCAGGAGTATACATAGGTGAGGTTTGTTTGCCCGGCAAGTCCCTTGAGGTTTTGAGTGGAATTGTGAACCCTAACCGGACCAAAGACATTGACACTGTATTGGGAAACTACTTTATAACTCATGTGGAGATTCACTTTTATGACCATCTTACTATTGAAGAGTTCATTCATGGGAAGAGCTTGCAACGCTACACTCATCGCCAGCATCGTCTTAGGCTTCACGGTGTTCCTTGCATCGGCACTCATCTTATTCATTCCTATTCTGAGCTTGAGAGCTTTGCTAAGGGTGCTATTGATGAAGGACAGGAGGGTGTCGTATTAAAGCATGACGCTGATTGGGAAGCTGGACATAAAGGCTGGCGCTCAATGAAGAAAGTTCGTCGTGTTGAGTACGACCTGCTGTGTGTTGATACCGAAGAAGGTAAAGGAAAGTACGCTGGAAAGGTAGCTAATCTTATCTTCAAGTGGAAGGATGGCGACACTATTAAAGCTATGCTTGGTAAGAACTACACTCATGAGGATGCACAGTATATGTTTGAGTTCAAAGAGAACGACCCTGTTGGCAGAATCTACGCAGTGTATGGTCTGCAAGATAGCAGCAAGGGTAAGATCAGATTACCTAAAGTAGGTGAGTTACGGCATGATAAAGCTGAACCAGATTTTTAATTCAAAAAAAGGGGCAGCGTAGCCCCTTTCTTTACTACTTGGAGGTTTAATGCCTAAGTTAGAAGAACTAGAGAATTCAGTAGGAGAGTGGGCAGAAGGTAAGGGCCTGATCTTTGAAGGTAACGAAGTTGCACAGGTTAACAAATTCATTGAGGAAGCTTACGAGTTTGCAGATGAAGTACACATGGGCAATAGAGACAAAG